TGAAGAAGTAAAGCCAATACTACGTTGCCCAAACAACGAACCTTACGACATTGTTTTTGTGAGTTACAATGAGGTTAACGCAGACAAAAATTATTATGAGTTATTAAAACGATTCCCAAGAGCCAAACGTATACATGGTGTTAAGGGCATACACAATGCACACATCGAGGCAGCTAAACTATGCTCTACAGATTATTTCTGGGTAGTAGACGGTGACGCAGAGATAGTTGATGATTTTAACTTTGACTATGTTGTTCCATTCTTTGATGTATTAAGAGTCAGAGTATGGCGTGCTAAGAACCCAGTAAACAATCTAGTATATGGGTACGGCGGAGTAAAATTGTTACCAAGAGTTGCAACAATTCACATGTCAACTGATCGCCCTGATATGACCACTAGTATTTGTAATGTCTACGAACCTATCTTTGTAGTCAGTAACATGACTAGATTCGACACTGATCCATTTAACAGTTGGCGCAGTGCATTTAGAGAATGCGCTAAGTTAGCTAGCGAAGTCATTGATAGACAAGTAAGTAAAGAAACACAAGAGCGTTTAGAAGTTTGGTGTACAGTAGGTGATAATCAGTATGTGCTTGACGGTGCTAAGTTGGGACGAGAATACGGACAAAATAATAAAAACAATTTACAAGCACTGAGAAAGATAAATGACTTTCAGTGGATGAGGGAACAATATGACAGATTTTACAACAATTCCGTTTGATAGAATTGTTAAGTTCGGACAAGATACAATGTTAGATACTGATTTATTCAGTATCAGCTGGATACTGGGTAGATTCTGTAATTACAAATGCAGTTATTGCTGGCCTTATGCCAACTCCGATAAACCCGATCATTTGACATTGCCCATGTATTTGGATACTATCAGAAGCATTAAAACGCAGGCTATAAACAATGGATTTAAAAGATTTCATTGGTCTTTTAGTGGCGGTGAACCTACAGCATATAAACACTTATTGGATTTAATCAACAAAGTAGCATTTGACAGTATACACATGACAACTAATTTGAGTCCTGGTTTACAATGGTGGGATCGTTATCTAGAGTATAGTGCAGAATGTAGCAGACGAAGTATCACCGCAAGCTTCCATCATGAGTTTGCAAATGAACAAGAGTTTGGAGATAAGATACTGTACTTGATGGAGAACAATGTTCTTATAACAATAAATCAAGTTATGGTTCCGGAAAAGTTTGACGAGTTGTACGACCGTTGTAGAAGATTCAACGATAGAGGTATTAACGTAACACTAAAGCCCCAATCTGATCCTACTGCCAGTCGTGTTGTAGATGGCTACAGTGATGAAATGATGAACAAGATGCGAACGGGGTTCCCGCAACATTTCAACGACACCGACGTACTTCAAGTCAAACTAATAGATGACGAAAATAAAGTTTGGTACTTAGACCAAGCTGAACGATTCAATGCATACGGGTTTAACAAATTTACTGGATGGAAATGTAACAGTGGTTACCAAGGTATTGTTATTCGTAGTAATGAAGTTAAAAGAAGCTACAGTTGCCATGACGAAATACTCGGTACATTAACCGAAGGGTTCACGATTTTTAATGAACCAAAAATATGTACTACACCTAGCTGTATGAGTAGTGCAGATAGTAAGATACCAAAATGCAAATTGATTTAGAACATTTACATCACTGGATGCAGGCTATACGCCAAAGTAACAATCCTATGCGTACAATGGACGCATTCTGGAGTGGTCAACTGCGTAGTAAAGAATGGCTTATTGATTGTTTAGACGAGTATGTTTCTATGCCCATGAGTATAGATATACACGGAGGCTGGGTTGGTGTACTTGCTAGTATGATGTTTCAAAGCAACATACCTATAACAACTATTCGTAGCATAGATATCGACCCTCATTGTGAACATATCGCAAACGAAATGAATAGAATTGAATACAATCGCGGGGTTTTCAGAGCGATAACAGGGGACATGGTCAATATACGCAGTGATGCAGATATTGTAATCAATACTAGCTGCGAACATATCACCCAAGATGATTATGATATTTGGCTCAGTGGCTTACGACATGACGCACTGATAGTTGTACAATCTAACAACTACGATATTCCAGAGCATATCAGGACAGCAAAGTCACTCGATGAATTTGTAGAGCAATCAGGGCTGGAAAAAATCTTATACAACGGTTCATTGGAGTTGCCATTATACACTCGTTACATGATTATAGGACACAAATAATGTACACAATTGACAACATCAAATCAATACACTTAGAAATTACAAACAAGTGTCAAGCTAGCTGCCCTATGTGCGCCCGTAACTTGCAAGGTGGAATAGACAATCCATTCATGAACCTGAATGAGATTACAATAGAACAATTCAGAACATGGTTTAGTCCTGCCTTCATTAAACAACTAGACAAACTATACATGTGCGGTAACTTAGGTGATCCTATCGTTGCCAAAGACACATTAGAAATATTCAGTTATTGTAGAGAACACAATCAAACAATGCAACTTAGTATGAATACTAACGGTAGTGCAAAATCTAGAAGATTTTGGGAACAGTTAGCAGAGATAGGTGTACTAGTTAGGTTTGGTATCGACGGATTAGCCGATACTCATAAGCTATATAGAAGAGGCACTGACTTCCATAAGATTATAGAAAACGCAACTACATTTATTAGAAACGGCGGCGATGCGATATGGGACATGTTAGTGTTCGAACACAATCAGCACCAAGTAGATGAATGTAAGAAACTCAGTGAAGATTTGGGCTTTATACAATTCATACCTAAAAACACTGCTAGATTTAAAGAAGATAAACTAGATGTGTTGGATAGAACCGGGCGCAAAGAATACACATTGTACCCAAGTATCAAAAGTAAAGAGCTTACTAAAAAGGTTCTAAACATACAGTCTGGTCCCATTAACTGTAAAGTAAAAGACGGTGGATTGTATATTACCTCAAACGGTATTGTCACCCCATGCTGTTGGTTGGGTATAGATGAAATACCCTATCACAACCCTAGTAGAGTAGACTACTTAGATAAAATAGGCAAGTTTTACTCTTTACAAGAAAATACATTACAAGAGATATTTGATAGCGGAGTCTTCAATAAAATAAGTACATCATGGGACACTAAACCTTTACTTGAATGCAGCAAGCAATGCGGAAGTTATGACAAATTCAATAGCCAATTCTAAAACATTCTGTCCATTACCATTTATACATATGGCTACTCGTCCCAACGGCGATGTTAGACTATGCTGCACTAGTAATGCTAGTGGAGCCGGGATTGTAGATGCTAAAGAAATCGGTTTAGTAACAGATTCATTCGGTACTAGAATGAATTTACGAGACCAAACAGTCGAAGAAGTTTGGAATAGCGAGTTCATGCGTAACACTCGTTTAAAACTACTGAACAATTGTGTCCCGGATAGTTGTAAAAAATGCTTTGAAGAAGAAAGTAAAGGTATCAAGTCTAAGCGTTACTGGGAAACACAAGTATGGAGTGAGCGTTTAGACTTAGATGAAGTGGTAGCATCCATGAGTGACGACGGGTCTATGCCTGTCAACATTCCATATTTTGACTTACGATTAGGTAACTTGTGCAATCTTAAATGCGTAATGTGTAGCCCGCACGATAGCTCTGCCTGGATCAAAGAATGGAAGATACAGACTCCACAGTACACTAACCCTATACTGATTCAAGATCAGGGCTGGGATAGAACAATGGATTATACGTGGTATCAGAAGGGATCGTTCTTAGAGTCAATGAAGAATCAAGCAGCGTACATTAAAGAATTGTACTTTGCAGGTGGGGAACCATTGTTGATTCCCGAGCATGAAAAGATTCTACGATTTATGGTAGAGTCTGGGTATAGCAAGAATTGTATTCTTAGATACAACAGCAACGGCACCGAGATATCTGACACAATGCTAGAACTATGGAATCATTTTAAACTAGTGAAATTTAATTTCAGCATTGACGCATTTGGTACAAAGAACGACTATATTAGATACCCAAGCCAATGGGATAGTATCGTTTCAAACTTACATAAACTAGACAACACCCCAGATAACATTGTCGTAAATGTTGCGTGTGCAGTGCAATTATTAAATGTGAAATATTTAGACGAATGAGTAGACTGGAAAATGAGTCAGAACTTTAAGAAAGTCAACACCAAACAATATGGAGCAGGATTGATAGGGCTTCACTTAGTATATCTGCCTAGTTATTTGAACGTCAAGGTATTACCAGTTCAAGAGAAACAGTTAGTCGCAGAACGGATATATAAGTTAATAGAGAAGTATAGTTCTGTTGAATTTGACAATGACCCATATGGTAAGCAACGTTGGCTAGGATTAATTAGCTATATGAACAGTGAAGACTGGTCTCATAAACTACCCGCAACCATAGAGTACTTGACTATTACAGACAAGACCCGTAACACAGACTACAAAACAACATTCGATTTAAAAATATGAATAACGGACAAATTTATCAGGCACTATGTACATTGGGAGATAACGTCAAACTAAAGCTGAACATAGATACCAATAGCGTATTAAATAAATTGCAAGAATTTAACGACTACTGGGTGCCTTATAATCAAAAGAAAGATACTGTCAACAACAGATACGGGTTACCATTAACAAGTCACACTGGTGCGTTAGATGACACTATGCATTTAAACAGTTTTGGATACGCTAAAAGAAATCTAGACATTGAGTTAACAGAAAATAACTTTAATAAGTACACTCCTGCAATGGAACGACTAACTGAGATTAAAGAAATAGTTGATTTATTTCCAGAAATAGGGCGTGTGCATATACTACGCATAGGTAAGGGAGGGTTCTTTCCACCGCATAGAGACTTCCCTCAACTAGAACCAGACTATATTAGATTGTCTTGTGTATTTGGTAAAGCCAAACAAGAAAACTATTGCTTATTATATGACGGTAAACCCTTCTATCATGATCCAGGATACTTCTATTTTAATAACTATCAAAAGGATCACAGTCTATTCAGTTTCAGTGACCATGTGTATGTCATTATATTAACAGTCAAGTTGAATGAAGACACATACCACAAAATAATTAAACACAGCATGTCAGAATGATTAGCTACGAGAATCCCGATAAAGAAAACTGGTTCTTAGTGTCATGGACATTAAGTAATAAATGCAACTACCGTTGCAGTTACTGTCCCGAACATCTACATAACGGCACAACAGGACAACCAGTATGGGCTACGGTTGAACGTTTTATAAAGAACTTTTCGGTTACCGGCAAAGAACTATGTTATAGAATAAGCGGCGGAGAACCTACACACTGGAAGCATTTTACTGACATGGCTAAACTGATTAAATCAGAGGGTCACACCTTCAGTTTTATGACTAACGGTAGTCAGTCAGTTGAGTATTACAAAGACATAAGTGAACACACAGATGGGATGATAATAAGCTATCACCCAGAGTACGCAAATATTAACCACATAGCAGATGTTGCTAACAATGTTTCCTGCCCAGTTGCATTAAATCTAATGATGCTCCCGAATCAGTTTGAATCTGTGCTTAATGTAGCAGAATCTTTGTTTAAAAAGACTTCTACGTTAGCAATATGGCCCAAAGTCATATTAGACAAGAGTAATCCGGATCATATTACGAACAAACCAGCAGACTACACAGAATCCCAACTAGAGTTGTTAAAGAACTGGCCCTACTTCCGTAAATTAGATGACAGTAAATTGCATAGAGGCAACATACTATTAGACGGTACCAAGACTGACGCAAACGAACTAATACTTAAGGGTCTAAATCGTCACAGGGGGTGGATGTGTTACAGTGGACTTGATATGATTAATATAGACATGTGGGGCAACATGTATAGAAGCGACTGCAAGAACGGCGGTGCGCTGGGAAATATCGA